AACCTTGAATTAGTTTCAAACAAATTTGCAACTAAAACAATTAATCCAAATCCATTTGTAGTATTGCAATATGTTGGAGACTCTGCATTATCTCCATCAATCGACCAATGGTACGATACAACTACAGCTCCATTGGTGGTAGAAAATAATACTAAACTGTATACAATTTTCCTAGCAAAAGCAAATGTTTCAGAATCTCTTTCTAGCATTTACAACTCTTTCATTGTCAACTGGATCGGATACGACAAAGTTTTCAATAACATTGGAGCATTAACAGAGACAAATACTAATCAATCTAAACTAACTGTAGAGAAGGCACTTGTATCTAGTTCTTCTAATATTAGTCCACAAAATAATGAAATTGGAAAAGGAATTTCTTCTAAAACTGTTGGTGATAAATCTGTAGCATCTACGCTTCAATTCTTTACTAGAAGTGCTCCAGTTAAATTTATTATCAAAAGAATGAAACCCAACACAAAGATCTTTACTTTCATGGAAGGTAGAGATATTGGAAGATGGGTTGTTCCTGACATTAGATTTACTGGAATTGCTGGAAACTCTTCTTCATTCTTTGGCGGTGAAATTATTACAGATGAGAATGGAAACGCCAGTGGAATTGTTGTAATTCCAAATGGAGTTGCTCCAGATTCAAATTCTCGTTGGACTGGTGATGTTAGAACTTTAGTTTATGATAATACCACTGAAGAAGTTAACTTCACCACTGGTGAATTGACAATTAGATTTACATCTAGTTCTACAAATGAAAATAAGAAAGGCGTAGATAGTTATAGCGAAGTCAAGTATTATGCATCAGGTATTCTTCCACAAAACCCTGCAGGAATTGTATCTACGATGCCATCGTACTTCAAAGCAAATGAAGGTATCCAACAAATTGACAGTAACACTGATAATGTGGATAGACCAAATCCACTTGCTCAAACTTTCAAAGTTGAAAATTATGAAGGTGGAGTATTTGCTACTGCCATTGATTTGTTTGTCAAAAGGAAGAGTGCTAACGTTCCATTAAAAGTATATCTAACTAACGTTGATAGTGGAAAACCAGGAAAAAATGTTCTCCCTGGATCAGAATCTGTAATGTCCCCTAATACTTTCCTTAAGTGTTTTGCTAGCGGAACTTTAAAGATTGTGAAAGGTGAGTTGATTACAGGATCTAATTCTGGAGCATCTGGTCCTCTTACAAGAATATTAGATAAAAATAATATTGAAATTAACCCATCAACTTCTACAGGAGAGTTCCAGTTAAGTAACGAGGAAGTATACACTCTTATCCTCGACAACAATAACGGAATTTCTTTCCGACAAAATGAAACTTTATCTATTCAATCTTTGAATGCTGCAAACGCTGCTAATGCTACTACATTAACATTGACTATTGCCAGAGATTCTGGTAGAGTTTCCGATTTAAAAGTTACTGAAATCGGATCTAATTACGATAGTGCTGTAATTACAATTGAAAGTCCTCAACTTCCTGGTGGAAGTACAGCAACTGGATCAGTCTTTGTTTCAAATGGAAAACTGTATAATGCAGAATTATCTTTGAATGGTTCGGGATACACTGATCCACCAGCAATCGTTATCAAAGGAACTGGTAGTGGTTCTGCTGGTGCAGTAATAGAATCCTCCATAGAAATTAATACTCCAGCTGTTCGTATGGGTGTCTGTTCGGATATTACACCAGCATCTTTTGAAGTTGCAACAACAGAATCTACAGTGAACGCTGTTAATGGAGATCTCCAATCTAAAACTTCAACTAGATTCTTCTTTGAATATCCAGTTTATTTACAAAATGACACAGAGTATGCTTTAACTGTAGAAACTGATTCTATTGACTATGAAATCTGGGGTTCAAAATTAGGAGAGACTGAAATTGCAACTAGTACTACTGTAACAACTCAACCTTTACTTGGATCTGTATACAAATCACAAAATACAGAAACATGGACGGAAGATATTTTTGAAGATCTAAAATTTACTGTGCATCGTGCAGAATTTGATCTAGAAAGAAAAGGCGAATTGCTACTGACTAATGAAATTATGGGATATGAGCAATTAGAAGTTGATCCAATTGAAACAGATAACACTGCTAATACAAGTGCAACATCAAATCTATTCAAAAACAATGACGCTGTTGTTAAAGTTCGCCATCGCGATAATGGATTTGAATTGGGCAACTCGTTTACATTCTTTAAATTTGCAGAGAGTGTTGGTGGTCTAGTTGATAGTGATTTAAATAGTAATCTGTTTGAAGTATCTAACGTTGGCGTTGATGTTTATAATATTAGAGGTATAACCCAATCAAGTTCTGCGGTAATTGGTGGAGGATCTAGAATCCTTGCAACATACAATAGAAAATTTGAAAAACTATATGCTCAAGTAAATTATCTATCATTCTCTAGTACAAAAATTGATGGATATGTTAAGACAACTAATATAATCCCAGTTGATTCAAATACATTAAACTATGCATCGTATTCGCAGTCAGAATATGAAAAGACATTCTTGAACGAAGAACATTTCTTTACGAATCAAAAAGTGATTGCTTCTAGAATTAATGAGACTAGAAATTCCATTACGAGATCATTAGATTATAAACTTGATTTAACTTCAGAAGTTTCTTATCTATCTCCTGTAATTGATTTGCGTACTGCTAGTGTAAAAACTATTAGTAATAGAATTGAGAATGCTGCTGGATCTGAAGACAGATTCGGAAGAAGAAATCAAATTGTAACTTTCTTACCGATTTATAAGTTTACCGTAACAGGTAATAACAACAATTTCACATTCCTTCCACAAGGAACAGTAACAGGAACTGATTCTGGTGCTGTTGCGAAGATAGTAAAAGTAGATGGCAATGAACTAACTGTAAAACTTGTTAACTCAAGTTTGTTTGTTTCAAATGAACCTATACAATTCTCTGATAATGCAGTTAGTGGAATCGCTATTTCTTCTGCTGGGTCAGCAGAAATTATCCCACAGTCAAGTGATTTTACTCCAGGAACTTTAATTACTGCATTTAACGAAGATGCTCTAAATTCTTCTGGAACTCAATCAAACAAATATGATAATGTCGTTTCAGGATCCGTAGTTTTCTGGGATCCAAAAGCAAAAGAGTTGTCAATCTCTAACGATAAGGCAGCAATCAGTGATGATAACACTAGTGCTATAGATGAAGGGTCATTCAGATCCTCGACTACAACAGAACAAGCACCAGATATTTTCCGTAGAGCAGACTTACTGCACTATCCAAATATTGTTGCTGGTACAGAAAAATTCATTGAAATTAAATCAATGCGATTTGGAAATGGAGTTGACTTTGTAGAAGAAACTACTTCTAAAAATAGTTCTTCTGTTGCAAAATATGTCACAAAAGAAGTAGCAATTACAAATCCAGCAAGTGCCATCAATGTTAAATTGACTGCAACTGTTAAGGATGTTGAAAATCTTAAAGTCTACTATAGAATAAAGCAAGCATCTTCTCAAGAAAATTTTGCAGATACTGATTGGGTAGCATTTAATACTGATGGCAATGCAGATACTTCGGAATTTGCAACTCCAGAAAATAGTATTTCTGGTCAATTTGAAAAGCAATCAGCATATCAAGAGTTGGCATATAGTGTTTCAAATCTTCCCGAGTTTACATCGTTTGCTGTTAAGGTTGTTATGAAGACCGATGATCCTGCATATGTACCAAAAGTACAAGATATTCGCGCTGTTGCTGCATTCTAATGTTAAAAGTAGAAGGACATGATGCCCTTTATAGAGATCCATCTACAGGGGCAATATTAAATACTGATAAAAGTGAATATGCAAAATATAGAGAAGCGAGGAAGCGCACTATGAAATTTGAAAATATTGAGAGTGACCTAAATAATTTGAAGGAAGAAATCTCCGAAATCAAATCCCTGCTAGTAGAGTTAATTAAAAAATGAGCATTACACTCCAGGAAGTTTTAAAGACAGACACACTGGAAATTCAAAGGCAAAAATTTAATCAGGTTGCCCTTGATATTTTTAACACATTGGGTGGTTCTGCTCAATTGTCAGTTCTTGATGTAGGTATTTCTGATGGATTAGTTACTGATCCATCTCTGTATTTTAATAATGAAGTAACGCTTGGCATCTTCAGAGCAGGTGCTGGAGAACTCTCTTTTGCAGCAGGAGGAGAGAAACCATTATCAATAAAATCTCCTGGTGCAATTTTTTATAAAGATTTACGAGTAGGTACAGAGGGAATTGGAAGTCTCACTCCAACTGGGAATACCAATGGATTTGCAGCAGGAACATATATTCTTGGAGTTGATGGTGGCAGTGGGTCAAATGGAAATATCCAATTTGATATTATAAATTATGCCTTTAATATTAATGCTGGATCCGAGTACGTACCAGGAGCATATAATAACATCGCTTTGTCTGGGGGAAGCGGTACTAATGCAACTGGTAATATTATTGTAGCAGGAATTGAAGGAAGTATTACTAACGGTGGTACTGGTTACGGTGATACTACTTATTCTGGTGTTACTTTGACGGGTGGTACTGGAAATGGAGATGTTACTGCTGATCTTGTATCTTCCAGCGGTGCCATCATTGATGTTATCATCACCAATAATGGTACGGGGTATGTGAATGGCGATGTTTTATCTTATGGAAGTGGAAATTTCCAATTTACCGTTAGTAGCAATCCATATCAAGTATCTTCTGTATCTTTAACAGCGGATGATTCATATTCTATAACTAATGTTCTTTCATGTGCCAATACTTTAATTGGTGGCACTGGTCAAAATTTCAGCATAACAATAACAAATAAAGGTTATCTAGATACTAACAGTATAATTATTAACACAGCTGGATCTGGATATTTAGTAGGAGATTCAGTTAGCGTAACTAATCCATTAACTTTTACAATTAATTTTACTGTCGCAACTTTAGGAGATGATCCAAACTGCACTATTTCACCAATAAATGGTGCGATTGTAACGCAGGGACCAATTTCTTCTCCTGAATTAACTCTTTCAGACAGATTAACTGTTGGATTATCTGCATCTAACATGGCAGTTATTGACGGAGTGTCAATTAAAAATAATTATATTACAACTTCTGCTACTACAAATTTAGAACTTACAACTTCAGATGTCAGTACAAAAGTTGTAATTAAAGGAAGAGATTTTGCTGTAAGTGATGGAACTACAGAATTATTCACTGTAGATAATGCAACTGGCAATGTTTCAATTGGCGGAGGTGGCAATTCTGGAAGTGGAGGAATCAGTTTCGGAACCCTTCAAATTATTGATAATACAATACAAAATACTGCTACTGGATATAACTCATTTGGTTCTATTGTTACAGTTAGTCAAACAACGTCTGGATCAAATTTCTACCAAAAAACTCATACTGGAGTTTCTTTAATTGGATCTATAGATGGTGTAGGAGCAATTGCTAACTTTGTTGTTTCTCCATGGGAAAGTGTAATTTCAGGAGGAACAGGTTATGTAAATGGATCATATTCTTTAGTTAATCTTTTTGTAGATACAGGAGTAACTTATAGTTTATCTGTTTCTGATAATGGAGCGAATTCTGGATATACAATTACAGGAACAGATTCTGGTGGTGCTATTTCTGGAGATAATCCTTCTGTCACATGTGGTGTTGGAGATTTACTAGAATTTAACGTTAACGCTGCTGGGCATCCCTTCTATATTCAAAGTGTTTCAGCACCATATTCCGATACTGATGTAGTGGTTGGTGTTCAAAATGGTGGAGCAGAAAGTGGAACAGTAAGGTGGAAACCAGCAACTGCAGGAACATACTATTATGTCTGTGGTATTCATGCTTCGATGACAGGAACAATTATTGTTTCAGCACAAAATGCATCTGGTGTTGAAGCAGATGTAACGATTAGTGGCGGAGCTGTTACTGAAGTATCTATTACTGCTTATGGAACAAATGTCAATGTTGGTGATGTACTTGTTGCAAACGTAGAAGAACTTGGTGGAACAATTCCAAATTCTCCTTTACCATCTGGTTTTGGTGTTAATGTAGGAAATACTGGTGTCGTCACTGGAGTAACTATTACAAACGGTGGTACAAATTATACTAATGGAGAAGTTGTTACTGCAGATATTTCTCCAAATTACATTGAAACAGTATCTAATTTAATTGGAGGATCTGGTTATATAGATGGAACATATCCATCTGTTTCTTTACAAAGTGGTGTTGGAGTTGCTGCAGCAATTCAAACTTTGACAATTACTACTCCAGGTACTGGATTAGTTGACGGTATTTACTATGCTACTGCTCTAACTTCGGGATCGGGATCTAACGCAGTAGCAGATATTACAGTAACAGGTGGATCTATTACTTCTGTTTCTATTACAAATCCTGGCACAGGATATGCAGTAAATGATGTTCTTGGCGTCACAGGAATTCCTGGAACAGGTATAACTGTTTCTGCTCTTGTTCCAAGTACAGGAACTTCAGCAGTTGCAACTTTTACTGTTACTAGTGGTACAGTTTCTGGATTTGTACTTACAGACGCTGGAACTGGATATACACAAGGAGACGTTTTAACTGTTGATCCCAATTTTGACGGAACTGGAAATGGATCTACTTTCCAAGTAACAGTTGCTACAGTCAATTCTGGAAGTGGTTGGTCTGCTGAAATAACTAAAATTAATGGTAGTGGTATTTTAATTATTCCCGCAGACGATCAATTAGTAAAAGTTAAATCCACTTCTGGATTTGTTATTCCTTCGGGAGATGGTTCAGAAAGACCTTCTGATGCCGAAGTTGGATGCATCAGGTACAATAATCAATCTGATCAGTATGAAGGATTTAATGGTACTGATTTTGTTTCTCTTGGTGGTGTTAGAGACGTTGATGGAAACAGTTATATTACCGCAGAATTAACTGCTGGCAATGATGATAATACTCTAACTTTCTATAATGATGGATACAACACAGTAAATGTAACCAAAGATTATTTTGATTTTCATACTTTAGATACATTAAGAAGCGTTAATATTATAGAAGGTGCTAATAGTGAAATTGCGACTTACTGGAAGTCAGGAAAATATGTAGACCCAGCTGCAATATCTGGAGCAATTGAATATGTTTACTACCAAGATAGGTTATATCAAGTAACTAGTGCTGGTTCTTTAGATGTAGTAAGTCCGCCCTCACATACAACAGGAACCGTTGCAAATGGATCTGCAGATTTATTGTTTGTAAGACTTGTTTATGACGATTTAAACATGACTTTTGATTCGTTGAATGTTTCTACACAAACAAATCTAAATTTTGTTTCTGACAATATCACATTCAATACAAATCTTGCATTAAAAACTGGCGATATCTTTATTAAAGATACTGGGTATATTGGATTTGGATTTACTCCTGCTGGTAACGATGATACATTCTTAAAACTAAATCAAAATAGTGTTTCTGTAACGGCAGAATTAATTATCAATTCTGGATATGGAGGAACTGCTGCAGAAATTACAGTTCTGGATAATACTCTAGAGTATGTTGAATATGCATATGTAAGAGAAGAAAATAACAAACTTACATTAATTAAAGGATCTAATAATTTAGGAACAATTAATGCGTATGACATTACTCTATATTCATCTGCAAAAATTTATATTGTTGCTGACAATATTACTACTGGGGAAAAAGAGAGTGTAGAATATAGTATCATTGATAATGGAACTGACATATATAATACTGAATACAATCAAATTTCAACCAACGCATCTGTTCCTTTATTTACATCAGATATTGCATATCAAGGAAATAATGTAAAAATTGATTTTACAATTGGGTCTACAGTTGCAACTTCAGAAGAAGTACGAATTACTATGAGAAAAGTTCTAGTTAAGAAGTAAATAAATGCCTTTAAACACAGATATTTTTAGATCAGAAGGTGGTTTTGGTGTAGGATCTAAAACTATTGTTTCTGATCAATTTGATATTAAAAATGCAAATTCACTTGAAGTAAAGAATTCAGAATTTGCAAATTGTTCCAGAACAGATTTTGTTTTGAGAGCAATAACATCTGCGGCGTCTCCAAGTCAAATAACGTCAAAATTACTTTCATCCACTTCTACAATAGTTCTACCTAATGGTAGTGTTAATTTCATCACTTCTCATATTGTAGGAACTAACTCTAATGGTAGTGGGTACTATGCAGTAAAAATTGAAAACATTGTTGCAGTAGACGCTATTGGTGGTGTAGATACTGTAGGATCTTTAATTACCACTCTTAAAGATTCTATTCCTTCTGGGGAAGGATGGACAGTTTCTGTTTACGACACGGGTAATGCTGGTCAATATTCATATACTGTCAACCAAGGAGTCGCTCCTGGTAATATAACTTGGGTAGCACATGCACAAGTTATTACAGTTGATTGGTAATTTAATCATCTAAATAGAACAAGGGAAATAATCTGGATCTCAACGAAAAATGAGTCTAAACATTAATGCTGACAAGCAAAGGATTAGTAGCGAATCTTTACGATTTACTGGAACTACAGATTTAGCGATCCGAGCTGGGTCAGGGTCCGACGAAAAAGATTGTATCAGGGCTACTATTGACCCTGTAAGTAAACTTCCGCGTGTCGGCGTTAACCGAAGCGGTGATTCTATTGATAAAGTCAGTGTTGCAACTACTGGAGCAAATTATGTTGCATCACAGACGGTAGTTTCTTTTGATGCTCCTCCTGTAGGTGGAACAACTGCACAAGGAAGTGTTACCATTTCCAATGGACAAGTACTTGCTGTCTCCGTTTCAAACAGAGGATCTGGTTACGTTAGTGCTCCTACTGTAACTATCACTGACTTGACTGGATCTGGTCAAGGTGCAACAGCAACATCTTCCCTAAATGCCATTGAATTTGAACTTGATATTTCTGGTGCTATTAGAACATCAACGTCTATCATTTCAGATACGGCAAGAATTTTAAACCTAGACATTGATAATTTTGTTTCCCCCAAGATTCAGTTCCGTGCTCCTGCATTAAAACTTTTTGCAAATAATACATTAACGCAATGGACAGGTGGAGAACCACTTGCTGTTGATGATTTAAGATATAATGGTGATAACGTATACGTAGTAATTACCGCAGGAACAACTGGTGGATCTCCTCCTCTTCATATTGATGGAGAAGTAATCGATGGTACAGTAACGTTGCGTCATGCTGGATTTAGAGTATCTGATGTAGCACAAGATTATTATAATCAAACAGTTTGGCCAGAATCGGTAACTCCTCCTTTTGGAGATCAAACTGCAAAAATTGCAACTACAGAATTTGTTTATAGACTAGCAACTAATGACGTTGGTGGTCGTGTTTATGTTTCACAGCAGATTGGTGATGATATCAATGACGGAAGATCTGCAGCAAAACCAGTAAGAACGATCAAGAGAGCAGCACAGATTGCTGCTGGTACTCCAGATAAAGAATCCCTAATTATTGCGGGTGGAGACTATAAAGAAGATAACCCAATCTCAATTCCACCAGATTGTTCAGTTGTTGGTGATAACTTAAGACTTGTAATTGTCAGACCAGAAAATCCTGGCAAGCACATGTTCAAGATTGCCGATAAAAACTATATTATCGGTCTAACATTTAAAGATAAATTAGACGGTCAAGGTCAACCCGACGAAACATGGGGATTTGCTGTTGTATTTGATGATAAGCAAAGACTATATTACGATCCATCAATTGGTGGAAATCAAATTGAAAGAACCTTCCCAATTGGACACCAAATTTTAGGTCCAAATAGACAGAGATTATTTTTCAACAATCATACTGGAAATGCATCTACACTAATTTCTGGTCTGATTGTTACTAGACAAGTTGGTACTGGTACTTCTAAAATTATTGATGTTGTATTTACGCCTGCTGGACAAGTAACCAACGGATATATTGATACAGAAGCACTTACTGGTGGTATCGTTGTTGGTAATGATCTTTCTTACCCTTCTGGTGGATCAACATATGATTTGTCTATTGAGAATATTGACTCTATTAGAGCAGAAGGCGAGGTTGTACAGCATGTTACTGATACATCGCAATCTTTTACCATCTCTAATGTAGATGGATCTCAACAAGGCACCTATGATGGTTTAGTTTTTACGTGTGCTGTTGAACCTTCTTCTCATGAATTTACGTTTGGACAGAAAGTATTTATAGAAGGTCTTCCTACATCTTCTCCTGATCTATCCGTATTTAACGGTTATCAAGATATCTATGATATCATCGAGGACGCGGATGGTAGATCAAGAAGATTTATATTACGTGCTGGCAGTGAAGGTCATCCTCATGTGGCATCTTCTTATTCTCCTCCAACTGGAGCAAAAGTAAAAGCACACTCTCCATATATCCTAGTCTCTCTATTAAACTCTCCATATAAACTTTCAGCAGCACCGCTAGCATTTGGTACAGTATCATATGATGCTGACAATCTAATTCAAAATAATAAAGTTGGTATTGCTGATGAAGCAGTAGAAAGAACAAAAGCATATTTCCCAGAATTAGAAATTCCACTAACAACACTTACAGGTGTTCTTTCGGTTAACTCTCAAGTAATTACTGGTGTTCCTGATACATCGGGTGTTGCAACTGGAGTTGCTATAACTTCTTCAACAGTTGGATTCCCACAGGGAGCAACAATTTCAGCATTTACGGCAGACACAATTACGATTTCTGCACCTGCAACTCAAGACGGTGCATTTACTGGAACAATTGATGGAAGTATAAAATGTAAAAGAGATACTACATTTACATTAGAAGCTCTTGCAAGAGATTTAAAACATGGAGGAAACTACCACACCATTGAAGCAGGTAATTTATATCTACAAGGTTCTGTAACTACACACATTGGAAATCAGATTAGTGAAACCATCTATGCATTTGATGAAGCGAAAGAATTAGCTGCGCGTGCTATTAAAAATAGACTTAAGTATTTTACGGGCACTAGTTGGATTCAACAAGTTTATGGTACTGCCAATAATATTCAAGAAATTGCATATAATGGCGATATCATGGTTTCTGTTGGAGATGGTGGATCTATTGCCACTTCACCTGACGGCATTACTTGGACACAAAGAAATGCAACTCAAAGTATTACTGGGAACAATCTAGAGGATGTTACCTGGAATGGTTCTCATTGGGTTGCCGTTGGATTTAACGGTACTATTATTACATCTCTAGATGGTGTCTCTTGGACAACAACAAATTCTGGTGTAACGCAAAGTTTACGTGCAGTGACATGGGATGGCAATCAAGCAGTTGTTGTTGGCGCAAATGGAACTATACTCAAATCTTCGGATCTTTCTACTTGGACTTCAGCAACTACTATTCCCCTTTCCAACCAGTTTGATGATGTTGTCTATAGACAATTAAGTGCTACAACTGGAATGTACATTACAGTCGGACAGACTGGTTCATTAATGACTTCACCTGATGGTGATGTCTGGACTGCAGTTACTGTTCCGACTTCAGAGAATTTAGAAGGTGTTACTTTTGATGAAGATAAGATTGTTGTAGTCGGTCTCAATGGTGCAATCATCAACTCTGAAGATGGCGTAACTTGGCAGGTAGCAACTCAAATTCCAAACTCATTAGGACTTCATGAAGTTAAGCATGATGGAAATAGATTCTGGGCAGCTGGTGTAACTGGCAACTTACTATATTCTACTGACGGTGCTATTTGGACAGCAGTAACAACAGGAACTGGTTCTACATTAACTTCTATTGTTTCCACTTACGACAAACTAATTTTTGCTGGAACTGGTGGAACAATTTACACTTCGACCGCAACAGCATCAGAATATCAATATACAAGTGAAAATATTTACGAAAATTTGTTTATCACCCCGTATCAAAAATCACCTGCTGTAGGAACAAATGCCGACTTTAGTTGTGCAAATGCTTTAGCAGCATTAGATACTTTAAGTGAAATATATTTAAATATTATTTCCAACAATGTTGATAGCAGATATGTAGATGCCGCTAGGTTGATTGGCATCAACCAAACTTTTATTGAAGAAGAATCACTTGAGTATGCAAAAGCAACAGTTGGATTTGTATTATCAGCAGCAGATGAAACCAAATGCAAGAGAGACATTGGACTGGTTCTTGCTGGATTGAGAAGAGATTTAGTTCTTGGTGGAAATAGAGGAACTGTCGAAGCAGGCAATTCTTACTTTACTGCAGGAGTACTGACAGGTATACCATCTGGAGAACTTACCGCAACTAGAACTGCATTTACTAAAGCATTTGAGCTTGCAATTCTTGCAATGCGTAACTGGATTACTGGTGATGGTAGTGCAGGAAATTCACAATATGTCCCAAGTTATTCATCTACATCTTTAGTAACTGATTATAGTATTACTGTTGATACATCATCTCCAGTTTGTGACAATGTAAGATCTGCAATTGAAACTTCAGCAACAATTTTAGATAATATTCTGTCAGGGGCTCAAGCATACACTGTTACTGATGGATCTCCATTTACTCCTTCTGTAACATATCCAGAGGGTTCTTATCTAGACAGTGCGGGAAATTATTTCACCATTGATACAGTCAAAGATGATCTACCGACAATTGAAGCATCTCCATATATCCAAAACTCTTCTATCATCTCAAAAATTGGTGGTTCTGGTTGTGAGATTGACGGAGATAAAATCAAAACTCCTAACGTACCCTTCCCTGGTCTTGAGTCGAATGGAAAAGCAACTTTCCCTCAACAGGGTAAGTCAATGGTTGCAAACGCCTTCACGATCGTTTCTGAAGGTGGTACAGGGTATCTAATCAAGAACGATGGATATACCCAGTTAGTTTCTGTGTTCTGTATCTTTACACAAGATGGTGTTCTTGCAGAAACTGGTGGATATGCATCCATTACAAACTCTGCTTCTAACTTTGGTACATATGCTCTTCGTGCAACTGGATTTAGAAAAGATGCATATAGTTTTGATATTGGTACTATTCAGAATGTTAATCAGACGGCAACTGGAAGAACTATTTTCACAATTAATGGACTTGGTAGAGAACCACTTGAGCATTTTGTTGTTAAAATTCAACAAGGTGGCATTGATTATGTTAACTCTCAAGAAGGCACAGAGTATACAATTGAACAGGTAACTCCACTAACAACATCAGCACCATTCAGAGCAGAATGTGAATTGAGTGCTGCGATGGTAATTAAAAATCCATTGAGTGGATCTCCTGTTCCTGTTGGAGCAAACCTAATTGGTGCTACTATTAAATTACATAGACCATCTATTGTGAACTCTTCTTCACATACTTGGGAATTTGTTGGTTCTGGTAATGACTACAATGCACTTCCAGAAAACGGTGGTGTTAAAGTAGAAGCGAACGAGCAAGTATCTCAAAACTTTGGTAGAGTTTATACTTCTGGTACTGATGAAGTTGGTGACTTTAAAGTTGGTTACTTTGCAGAAA